CTTTAGCAAGTGACCCGACACCTTTTGCTGCACCCAATGCTCCCTTTGCTCCAAGAATTGTCGCTGCATCTGCAACTGCATCTCCCGGAAGTTGTTCAGCTAAATGACCTGTTGCCTGTAAAGCATTCATCGCAGATGCTCCTAAGTTTCCTTTAGTATTTGGCTGATTTGCCATATAATCCATTTGATTAGCAACAGTTCCTACATTTGCATGAATTGCAGGAGCAAGAAAATCAGCAGCTTGCCCTACAGGATTATTAAAAGCGGAACTTACTGAATCCTGTAAACCAGTTCCACCTGAATCATTAACCTGACTTTTATACTGAGGATATTTAGCAAGCATTTTACTCGTTAATTCTTGATCGGATAACGAGTTATATTGAGGATATTTCGATTTAATTTTCTGAGCAAAATCAGTCTGTGACATCATAATATTCCTAATGGATCGGATTGTGATGTTGATCCATTACTTCCCCCTGATGCACTACCAATTCCACCTGAAAGTGCCTGTTTAATAGCATCAATTTTCTGTGTAGCTGATTCATCTGAATCACCAAACTTAGGAAGCGCATTCTTCAACCAAGTCAGCTCCTGTTGCGTTATTCTTCCGCCTACAACTTGTTTTCTTAATAATGGTTCAATTTGAGTAAAGAAATCAGTATCGAGATATGCACGATCCGGGAAAAGACCCGGAACTGCTGATGCAATACTTTGAGGCATATCTTTTTCAATAACATTCATCGATTTCCATTTATTCAAATAATTATCAAGCATATCTTGTGATTGTTTAATTGCCTGATTACCACCTGCCGGAATATCATATGATTTTGTTGCCGGATTATATTCCATCACTTCTCCACCAATTGTTTTAGTAGGTGGAGGTTTTGCAGCAGCAGCAGCTTGCGTAACAGGAGCACCCGTAATACCTAAATCAGCTAATTGCTGTGCAGATTCTTTCGCTGGCCCCCATTTATCTCCCGGTTGGGAATGTTTTGCATTATACATTTGATATACTTTATCTGCTGTCATATTCGGATCAGTTGAATATTTCTGGATAAGTTGTGTAAGAGTCATTCCACTATCAACATCTGCTTTTAAATTATTAAGACTTTTTTGTACGGATTGTGCTGATCCTGGTTGAGCCTGAGAAAACGCCTGTTCTGATTGATTACCAAGAATTGTACTTAATTGATTCATAATATTTCCATATTGTCCTTCATAATTACTTACATCGGTATTTACTAACCCTTGCTCATTACTTTGTAATCCTGTTAACATACTAATTAACTGTTGTGCTGAACTTGGCACTGCTCCTATCGCTGCGGTATTTTGTCCCGGAGTAGTAACACCCTGAAATCCTTGTCCTGAAGGCTGAGTAACAGCATTAATTAATGCTTGCGGGCTGGCAAGATACGGATTAGGAACTTGAGAAGTATTTCCTGTATACATACCTGTTTGTGGAGTTAATCCTGAATTATAGACAGGACTATTTGGAGTATTTAATGATGCTCCCGAATATTTCTGGGCTAAATTCTGATCTGCTAAATACATACCAAATATTTGTCCTAAATTTTGTTGTTGTCCCTGTAATGCTGGTATGCCAGCTTGCTGGCTTAATTGATTCGTAACCTGCTGTACTTGCCCAGGCTGTGCTGCGTTAACTCCACCTTGAAACGCATTAGTAACTGCCGTTGTTGGATCTTGAGGAGCTTGTTGCGCCATGCCAGAAATTTGCGCTAACACGCTTTGTAAGCTATCCGTAGCTTGTCCCTGTGGTGTCATTGATGCTGCTGTTGTCGGTCCCATATTAATTCCATGCCCATCCTTTGCCAGTCCATTTATAATTCCCTTGAATTTGCCCCATCTCCATTGCTTGCCCCGGCTTTGGCATAGGCGGAGGAGAAGAATTCGCTTGATTTTGCTGATTCTGTGCAGCAGCCTGAGCAGCAGCTTGCTGCTGAGCTGTATATAACCCTTGATATGTATTCGCTCGATTCATAATATCAGTATTCTTCTGATTTTGTAAGTTCTCAGCAGTCTGAGTTAAATTCTGTCCCGCTGATGTTATTCCTTTCTGCAATGTTGATGCAGCACTGGTTACCGATTGACTTGCTGATCTTTTCTGTGCCTCCTGTTGCAAAGCATATTGCTGTTGGGTTTGACCAACTTCAGTCGCTGCTTCCCCTCCACCTGCATATGACAGTTGCCCGTTTGGCCCTTGGGTTAATGCAATCCCCCGTTTATTCAATGAATCCTGTTGTGCTTGTTGATTTTGCTGATTTGTTAAGCCAAGTTGTTTTAAACTCCCCTGTAGATTGCTAATCGTATTTCTTACTCCTGTTTGATAGTCTTGCTCTAAAAAGTTTTCTGCTATTGTCGTATCACCCTCAGCCTGTTGCAATAACTGGTTGTAGTAATTTACTATATCAGGATCGTTTGAAGCACGAGTAAGAAACTGTTGAAACTGAGAAGATAAATCTGAAACATTCGGAGCAGTATAATTAAGACTAGGAATAGTTGGGGCAGGAATAGCAGTAGAAACCTGTCCTGCAAGATGTTGTATAGCCTGTAGTATCGATCCTGGGTCTTGTGGATTCATATTTATGTTGCATTAAATACTAAAACAGTCAATTGAGCTGCCTGAACACTAATATTTCCTCCATTACGCCTTGTATAAATAGCAACTGTATGAGAAGTATTATTTAAGTTTGTTAAATAGAAATGTCCTGCTACTGTTTGAGACTTGTTAGCAGAAGTAAAATCAGTTTGAACAAGATTATTTACACTTTGCAATACTCCATCTAAATAAACATCTCCAAAATTACTTGCTACACCACCATTGAACCAATTTAAAGAAAACATAACAACACAATTAGCAGTAGATGATGGAGTAAAAGTAACATGAATTACTTGAGTATCTGAAGATCCATCTCCCGAACTATCCGTAGTCGTTGTCGCCTGAATAGACTGGAGTTGATGAGATACCGTCCCCCAGACAGGATTAGAATTTGCTCCTTGTGTTTGAAGAAATTGTCCTGAAGTACCCGCAGGTAATTCAACTATTGTTCCAGCTCCACTATCATAAGGTACTCCACCTTGAGCAACACTTCCGAAATTAATCTTTGTTGTTGCAATAGCGGCACCTGCTGCAATATCAGCATTCATAATTGCTGGAGCATTTAGTAAATTATTAAATTCACCATTAAGTGCCGAAGCAGTCAAAGTGTTACCATCTACCCATGTGGTACTACGAGTTACAGTCATTTGTTAATTCAACCTCCTTTGTAATATTTGTATAAAACTATTATTCTTTATATCTTCCTCGTTTACAAGTTTTCATTGTGTCATATCAATTTTTAAACCAATTCTTGTTGCAAACATCTCAATTCCAAACCATTCTCCTCGTGTTTTTTCCTGATCATTTAGCAAAGGAAATATCTCGTCTGCTGATCCATTAAATTTAACTCTAATTTCAGTATCAGTTACTTCATATGAAGCAACATCTTCTAATTCAATCTTTTCTATATTATTTGGTGAATGTTTTATAATATTTACTGCTACTTTCATACTTTAGTTATACTATTTACTCATAATATAGTCAATTTAAGCTTCACGCAACCCTCGTGGTTTACCCCACAATTCCCAATGATGAATAACTACTGAATTAGATGTCGTATCTTTAAACTCAATTCCTAAATAATGACAAGTAAAACCAGGGAAAATAGTACGATTTGTACTTGTCGTAGCACCTCCGAGACTCGATGTACCTAAGATAAACGATCCAAGACCAGGGGAATTACCTTTCGCTGAAATATTATCAATATTTGTATAACTTACACCCTGATCTATCTTTGCATTAACAGCAATACTTGCTGCATTTCCTGATAAATAAGTGGTATACAAATATTTCCATTTCGATTTATGCGATGGTTCATGGAAATAGTCTCTCGTTTGTACATCCATAGTAATATTTGTCCCATTATCAGTATGCACGGATGTATCAAACTTAAAAACTAACCCACTTGATGCTGCGTCTGCAAAATAAACATTTGTATGCCCAGGAATAGTACTTGTTGCAAAATATGATGCATTTTTCCCACTCATTGTAGTAAATGGATAGATTGTAACTCCTCGTGAAGTTGTTATCTCCCATGTATCCATAGCAATAATTTGATTATTCGTCGACGATCCGCCTATTGGGATAGCCCAATAACAATATCTTCCATCAAATGAACCAACAATTTGCGAAAGATTAGAAAGATTGATATTTGACAGAGTTGTCTTAATATTATTTGAAATAACTCCTCCATCAAGGGTTACTGCATTAATTGTTTTTGTAAGAGAACGAATAACAGGAGTATTTCCAAGCATTGAAAAATAATATACATCATTCCCAACAGGAATAATTGATAACCCAGATACTGTACCGTAACCAAATATTCTCCCGTTGGTATTCTCTGCTGCTGCGGTGGTTGAGGTGAATGATGTACCTGAAAATCCCGTTATTGCCCAAATTGTATTTCGTTTAAATACTAATAATTCATCCTGAATAACCGATAATCCCATGATTTGATCTCCATCTCCAGGATTTACATCAACAAAACTACTGACTGTTGACGTATCAACTGCGGTAATATTTATCGTACATCCTGCTCCTGTTGCGTTACCTGCAACGTTATCATCAGTTGTTGCATATCCATTTGCAACAGCATATCCAGATCCTGGAGTTACAAGAGTAACTGAAGCAACTGCTGAGCCTGAAAGACTAGCAACAACCAATTGGCCACCTTGACCGCTTCCGCTTGATTGTGGAGCAACAGTTAAAATATCACCAACCGCATAACCCGTTCCACCATTCCCAATGGTAACGGTTGAAATACCTCCTGCAAAATTGGTTGGAGAACCAAGCCCACTCCAATACAACCTATTAGGAAAAGATGTTACATTAGCAACAAATAAATAATTATGAAACCATTTTGCATAAAATCCCAAAGGAACAGTTGTAAGGTTTTTGGTAACCGTTGTTCCATCCCATGTAACCACTTCTGATCCATTAAATCCAAAAAGAATATTATTAGCAGTTTCAAACCAAACAGGTTTACTATTAGTTAAATTTGCAGAACCAATTGCTGAAAATGCACCGCCCGTTGATTGATAAAGTTGAGCATTCGAAGCACCATTTATACTTACCACTAACCATTTACTTCCACTAGAAAGAATCTCAAACGCAGTCATTCCATTAAACGGCTTTGTGGCTATTGCAGTATTAATTGCAGTTGATCCGAATACTTTTGCAATTTGTCTATCTGAACAAAAGGCATTATCTATTTTTGTAAAAAATCCTGGAGGTAATTCTTCTGCGGGGAAATTATCCATTAAACCATGGAATTGATTTTCAACAATTGGACGTGACCAAGATTGCGACATAACATTTACATCCCTCCCTGAGGCATCATAGGCGGTGGGGCAGCCTGCCCAACTGTCCCACCACCCATAATACCTTGCGGCATTTGCTGTGGCATCTGTGGCGCTTGTTGTGTTTGAGATTTAATACCATCAACATGAGCATTATTTAAAGCTGCAAGTACTTTATCAATTCCCGGTACTCCTGCCTTGACAAGACTCATAAGATTATCTCGAAGCGTATTATAAATATGATGATGAGAAGGACTAAATTCCTGTTGTGGCATTTGTGGTTGCTTACTCCCACCTAATGATGATTGGCTATTTTGATTCATACTATACTAATGCTAGCACTTCAAAGTAAAATTTGTCAACTTATAAAGGCCCATGAACCTTCATATGACAAGCCCTACATAAAGTAATTAAGTTTTTAATATCATTATTTGTTCTAGTTTTATCTCTATGATGAATGACTAAGGCTTTCTCATGCTCACCGCAAATTTTACATTCAAATTTATCTCTTTTTAAAACTCTTTGTTTTAATTCGTAAGAAAATTCTTCCGTATATCCAAGTTTAACGGCATTT